ACGTCGTTCGTGGCGATAGTGAAAGGGAAAGTAGATGTGACTGCTTTGCAAATCATAGACTGTCCAGCTTGGAGAGTCTTGTCACATACTTTACGAAGGTCCCAGATATTAGACAAGTCTTTAGAATCTGAAACATACGTTAAAGGAGAAGCAGCTGCACTAGCCCCTTGATCAGCCAGACCAGACAAGTATGCCTGGTTCGGGCTTTGATCGGTCGCGTCTTTCGGAAAGCAGCTGAAAACTTGGATGTGGACGGGGAATACCCTGGTGTTGTGAAACGTGAGGCGTCTGTAAATAGAAACCATAATGTCCCGGCTATACGTGCCCGTGGCAGCATCGGCCGTAACAAGAGCGTTGGTTCCTGGATCGTAGTAACGGAGATTGGCCATAGCAGCTTGAATTAGATTGAGTGTGCTCCCAGAAGCAATGTTAGCGTTGAGTACTTGGCCGTAGTTGGAAAAGATGCGTCCTGTGTTGCGGACACGACGGATATGTTCTGCGGTTTGTTGGTTCATAAAACGAACCAGTTTGCTAACTTTCTTAGCCAACTTGGGTCCCTTCCTTGAAGGACGACGGGTGCGACGTCTCTTCATGTTCCGACCACGAAGAGAATCGTTAGATCGTCTCATCGGAGGAGCAGCTAAACGGAGCTGTTTAGATCTGCGGGTAGTTAAAGCATAAGCAGTAGCTTTGCGTTTACGGGAACGGGGTCGTCTGGGAATGCGAGGCATGGCGTATCTAAAAAGTTCTTGAGGTACGGTTCTCACAAGATGAGATTTGAACTCTTGAGCGAGGATGGGTGCGAATCGGTGAAAAAATCTACGGCGGGCACTTATATCGGGCTGAACAGGAGCTCTACCAAGCATTCACTTAGTCCCTTTTTGCTCCGGAAGAATTGTGATCGAGGATACTTGAGTAACATATAGTGTGCAAAAAATAAAATAGTGTATGGGCGTGTGCTTGGAATCAAAAATCAGAATTGTCTCAGGTGGTTGTCTCATTTTCTCTCATTATTCGATAATGTCTCAACAGCAAGAAGACAAAAAGTCTCAGGATGTCTCAGGAGGAGGGGTAATACTAGAACCCTCCTCCCGATCTAGAACCTGGTGTTTGACTGTCAATAATTACAACAGTACCGATTTGTCTCAAGTGACTCAATTGTCTCAGAAGTCTCGATGGTGGATCATTGGCAAAGAAGGCAAAGAGGGATCCGCCACTCCACACCTGCAGTGTTATTTCTCGTTCAACAACCAAACCCGGTTCTCTACTTTGAAGCGTGCTATTCCTAGGGGCCACTGGGAGGTGGCCAAGGGGACTAGGGACCAGAACTACAAGTACTGTGCCAAAGAAGGTGATTTTGAAACCAACATCGTCCCGAAGTTGACCAGAGATGACATGAAGGCCATGGTACTCGCAAAATACGACAGTGTAGTATGGAAACCATGGCAACAGGATGTGATTGACTTTCTATCCGTAGATCCGGATTCAAGAACCATCAGGTGGATTTATGAGCCCACCGGCAATGTTGGCAAGAGCTTCTTGGCCAAGTACCTGGCTTGCAGAGAGGGCACAATTATATCATCGGGGAAGGCAAACGATATCTTCAACCAAGTCAACACTGCGCTTGAGTCCGGGGTGCTGCCGAAAGTTGTCATTCTCGACGTGCCCCGTGTCGTCGCCGATTACGTGTCCTACCAAGCGCTCGAAAAGCTGAAGGATGGGTGTTTGTACTCTGGGAAGTACGAGGGAGGTGTGTGCATCTTTCCCGAGGTCCATGTGATCGCTTTCAGCAACCAGAAGCCAGACCTCTCCAAGATGAGTAAAGATCGCTGGAAGCTTTATGAAATTAAGGAAGAACTGTTGTACGATCAGATGATCATTCATAACCATATTTTTTAATAAACAAAATTAATAATAATAATTCTTTTAGCCGGGGGCTGCCGCCCCCAGACCCCCGCTAACCATATCGGGGCTTCGCCCCTCTGTTAGTAGGGACCCCAATAATTAAGAATAGGGTGGTATTTTAATTAATATAATCAATAGGAGCCTGCCGGCGGCTTAGGACTCAGCGCCCCGACGTTCCGCTACGCTCCACTCGCGCCCTCGCTATCGCGAGCAAGGGCTACCGCCCCACCGGATGGAATTGAGTACGACGGTACAGAACCGTCTTTTAAGTAGTTTGAGGCGCTCCATTAGAAGCACCAGTTTTATATATAATGATAGGAGTTGATTGAACATTTTAAGGAGCAGTTGCAGTATAGTTAGCTGCAGTTGGTTTTTGAGAAATGACGCCCCCAGCCAAGAAAGTAGGGCTGTTATCTTCAACCGAAATATCGTGAAGATCTTTCCCAGCGTCATAAGTAAATTTGTACACGACGTCGCTTATGTAATCAGCGGCGGAATCCATCATGCCAATGGCACTAGTGCCGGATTCATGAGAGAATGGACCGTTGATACGGACGAACCACGAATGGCCTCCTTGTTTGCGTTGCCATGGCAACGTTTGAACGTCGTTCGTGGCGATAGTGAAAGGGAAAGTAGATGTGACTGCTTTGCAAATCATAGACTGTCCAGCTTGGAGAGTCTTGTCACATACTTTAC